TGAGTGGCGGTTCCCGTCCAGAGCGAAGGTTATGTTTGGCTATATGGACAAGGATGAGGATAGGTTTAGGCATCAAGGTGTTGAGTACCAATGGGTAGGTTGGGATGAATTGACTCACTGGGCAACACCAGTTTGTTACAAATATTTGCAGTCAAGAACACGATCCACAAACCCGAATGTCAGATGTTTTACTAGAGCAACAACTAATCCGGGTGGTCGCGGTCATGTCTGGGTCAAGAAGTATTGGAAGATACCGAACAACGGATTGGGAACGAAGTTCGCCGATGTGCATAAAGTTGGTAAACACAAAGCGATTTCATATCGCCAGTTTATCCCAGCCCGGTTAGAAGATAACCCGTACCTGATTGATTCGGGATATAGAGAAATGTTGATGCGTATGCCCGACAAGGAGCGCAAGAAACTACTAGATGGTAGGTGGGACGTTGTTGAAGGACAGTTTTTTACATTATGGGACCCGGCTAAACATATCGTTAAGCCATTCACCATACCGAATGACTGGCCTAGATGGAGGGCAATGGACTGGGGTTCCACAAAACCTTATTCAGTGGGTTGGTACACAGTAGACCCAGACGGTTGTGTTTACAGATACCGAGAGTTGTACGGTTGGGGCGGGGAAGATGATGTTGGAACAAAGGAATCTCCAAGACAAGTAAGCAAGAAAATTCATGAGATGGAAGCTGATGAGAAGGCTCAAGGCATTGAGTTCAGGAATAATACTGCTGATAAGTCCATGTGGTATGCGCGGGGCGAGGGGGTGACAGTCGGAGAGCTATTTAGAAAAGAAGGTGTTCCTTGGAATCCGTCAACGGGTGGCCCTGGGAGCCGGATAAATGGATGGGTTGTTTGTAACAGCGCATTGGAGGAAGGAAAGTTTAAGGTTTTTAATACTTGCGAGCATTTTATTAGGACAGTGCCATTGATGCAGGTTGACCCGACAAGACCAGAAGATGTTGAGACAAAGTATCAGGAAGATCATATCGCAGATGAATGGCGGTATGCGATGGTGTCGCGGCATAAATTTCGGAAGTCTCCACCAAAAACGAGCAAACCGGGATATATGACTTACGACTACATCGTAAAAATGGATGAACAAGATCAAGCAAGTGATCGCTCGATTTATAGGTTTTAATTTTAATTACAAAAGGGAGATTTGAGTCATGGCAAATTTAACAACTGTAGTAGAAGCCGCCGCCGCAACCGCTAATGGTACTGGTGTGGAGATGAACGTAAGCCCAAATTTACAGGGCAAGGCTGTTCGTGTTGATATCGTTCCAAATGCTTTTTCTGGAACTGCAATTCTTCAAGCTTCTACTGACAATGCAACTTGGACAACTCTGAAAACAAGCGGCTCATTGACAACCAGTAGTGTACCAATTATTGCTTCAGTAGTTTTGCCAAAATACATTCGTTCAAACGTAACTAGGAGTGCTGGTTCGGTATCAATTTACCTAACCGCTAGTAACTAAAACATGATTTCTGAAAATTTGAGTACCGAAGATTCTGCTAGTTCAAATGGGTTTGAAGCCCCTTCTGGGGATAAAGACCGTGATGTGAGCGATGCTGAAAAGCAGTCTGCGAAGCATTGGGCAGAGCGCATAAAAGCGGCCCAAAAACTTATGGGGCCTTGGTACAAAAAAATTAAGAAGTATCGCAAGTATGTTTGCGGTTCGCAAGGTGAAGATGGGGATGGGGGGTTGGTGAGAGCTAACCTTGTCCATTCACATATAAAGCGCGCTGTTAATACGACTTATGCCAGAAACCCGCAGTTTTCAATTAAGCCGGTGGAGAATGTAAACCCCTCGGCGTATCAGATGACAAGGTTATTTGGAAAGACTTGTGAAATTGTTTTGAACCGATATCTGGATGATGCTGAATTAAAGCGGCGCGGTAAGGCTTGCTTACGGGCGGCAAAAACCACTGGTATTGGGTGGGCGAAAGTATTTTACCAGACTAAAACCGGCGATGACCCTGTAATGAAAAATCGCATGAAAGATGCGATGGACGACCTTGAACAAATGAGGATGTTGAAAGACAAGGTTAATGACCCGGATGAACTTCAAGACCATGAACGTAAAGTTCTGGAGTTGGAAAGGTTTATTGAATCAAAAAAAAGTGAAGTGGAAAAGATATTGTCCGAAGGTCTGGTTATTGATGTTGTAGACCCAGGGCGAATGTTGTTGGATTTATCTACTACACAAAACTTTGATGATTATACGAAAACTCCATTTGTCGCGGAAGAGATTCTTATGACTATGGATGACGTAAAACGCCGATGGGGAAAACTTCCAAAGGGATCAAGGATTTGGGGTTCTGAGTCTGTAGGAAAAGACGGTGACGACAAGAAACCTCCTAGCAATACAGATGAGCTTGATGGTGGGCTTGTGAAGATTTGGGAAATTTGGGACGCACAAAATCGGCTTGTTTATTACTTGCCGGATGGTGCGGAAGAATTTATTCAAGAACCTTTCAAGCCCAAAGTTGTGGGTGAGCAATGGTTCCCTTATTTTCCTTTAGCAACGAACATAATTGATGGACAGTTTTATCCATTGTCGGATGTAGAGCTTTTGACTGAGTTGCAAGATGAACACAATTCAGCTAGGACGCGATTTGCATCTCACAGGGATATGACAATTCCGCATTGGGTTGGTAAACGAGAAGATATTAGTGAGATAGACGCTAAGAAAGTGGTCGGCTCTAAAACTGGTGAACTAACTCTCATTGATGGTGTTGCTGGAAGGCCCATACGCGAATCTGTTGAAGTGTTTTCTGCTCCTGCTATTGACCCTGCTGTCTATTCAACTGACCACACAGAGCGAGATATTGAGCGTGTTGCTGGCGGTGGTGATGTTACTAAACCGAAAAGCAATCGTTCACGAACTCTTGGCGAAGCTGAGTTGCTAACACAGGATGCGGGGGTTCAAATAACTGCTGATTCTGATGAAGTTGAGGACTGGTTTAAGCGATTGGCAAAACATAGCCTTGAGCTTTTACTGCAAGTTTTGACTGTCGATCAGGTGGTTTCTGTTGCTGGGCCACAAGCGAAACCAAAAGTTGATAGAAAAACGGGTGAACCGTTAGGCGAGTTGGAAGATGGGATTATATGGCCTGAAGAACTAGCCAAAGGAGAAATATTTAATCTGTTAAGGATGCAGATTCAAGCGGGGTCATCGGGTAAACCTAATGTTGACAAGGAAACGCAAGTCTGGACTCAATTCATTATGCCTAAAGTCACTGAACTGATTACGGCGGTTGCGGATTTGCGGGAGAAAAAGCAGGAAGAACTAGCTGATTCTTTAATTTCAATAGCGCAAGAAACTTTGCGGCGTATGGATGAACGCTTTGATATTGAAGAATTTATTCCAAGACGCAAACCTGACGAACCCACTCCTGAACAAGTCCAGCAAAGTGAAAAGCAACAACAAGCAGAAAAACTACAATTCGATCAGTTACAAGCTGATATAGAAGAAACTTTGTCTAAGGCCGCGAAAAATAAAGCCGAAGTCCAAAAAATCGCTGATGAAGTAGACCGTGGCGACTTCCAGGACAACTTGGAAACTTTCAAAGCTAGAAACAAAATATCGCTAGAGAAACAGAAAATAGCGGATCGGCAAGAAGAAACGGCGACTGCAAACGCTGTCAAGCTTGCCGGGTCGTTAAAGAAAAACACTTCTGAGTAAATCGGAGAATATTATGACAGACGTAATTGAAGCGGAATCGTCAACCGCGACTGAGACAGAAAATAGTTCAGACGATAGCCGGGATTCGTCACCGGAGAATATAGAAAACCAAGACGTAAACACAGAGGGTTCGTCACCTGATGATAAAGCAACGATGGTTGATGCCATCACACAAGCGTTAGAGGAAGAGAACCCTGAAACTGTTGGAACCGAACCGGATGAAGAAATACCGGGCGATCAAACGGTTGATGAAGCTCCCTCTGACAAAAAAGAAGAAGATGTTACCGAAGCATCTGGTGAAGAGAAGAAGTCTGATTTACATGATATGCCGGAAGGCTTGAAGCCAAAAGCAGAAGAACGGTTTCAAACACTTGTTAATGATAACAAGCAAAAGTCTGAATACATATCACAGGCAACTGAAGCTCTAACCAATATGCAGACTGCCATATCTCGAACTGGCTTGGACGCTGAATCTTTTGGAGGGTTGTTGGATTTTGCAAAAATGGCAAATTCACAAAACCCACAAGATCAGGAACAAGCTTTTAATATAGTCAAAGCTGAATACGAAAGACAGGCGCAAAACTTGGGGAAGAAGATTGAGGGTTTCGATTCTCTAGCTAACCACCCAGATTTGCGAAATCGTGTTGATGATTTGGAATTGACTGAGGAT